GAAAGTTGAATTAATAGTACCGAATAGTTTAAACGAGGTTACACTTGGACAATACCAAGAGTACATAAAATTAAAGGATTTATCAGAGGTTGAAATGTCTTTGAAGATGATTGAGATATTCTGCAACTTAAATTCTGAACAAGTAAGATATTTAAAAGCTACTGATGTAAGTGCAGTAATAAGTATTATATCAGAAATGTTTGATAGTAAACCTGGATTGATAAATACGTTTAAAATAGAAGGTATTGAATACGGTTTTATACCCAACCTTGATGAAATGAGTTTCGGAGAATATATAGATTTAGATACTTATATAGGAGACTGGGATAACATCGAGAAAGCTATGGGAGTGCTTTACAGACCAGTAGAGATGAGAAAGGGTAATAGATACCATATAAAAGAATATGAAGCAGGAGAAACAGAGCATTTAAAAGCTATGCCATTAGATGCCGTATTGGGTTCTATACTTTTTTTTTATCGTTTAGGGAACGACTTGTGCGAAATTACGATGAACTCTTTGGGGGATACGGAGAGGGAGGACTTACAAGTGCTGCTCAATTCGGAAAAAAATGGGGTTGGTACTCAAGTATTTATGCACTCGCTAAACAAGATATTAGAAGATTTGAAGATATCACTAAATTAAAGATGCACGAATGTTTAATGTTCTTGACATTTGAAAAAGAAAAAAACGAATTAGAAGCAAAACAAATAAAAAAGAAATTTTAGATGCAAGGGATTAGAGGATTTTACCAACTTACTGAAACTATAAAAGACCAATTACTGAATGATGAAAATGTCAATACAGTAACAACTGGAGATATAACAGAAATAGATTTATCTAAACAAACTATATTTCCTTTGTCGCATATTATTGTAAACAATGTAATTACAGAAGAACAGTATTTATCTTTTAATATTACAGTTATGGCAATGGACATTGTAGATGAAAGTAAAGAACCATCAGCAGATATATTTAGAGGTAATGATAATGAACAAGATGTTTTAAATACTCAATTAGCAGTACTTAATAGATTGACTATGTTATTAAGGAAAGGAAACTTGCATAGTGATTTATACCAGTTAGATGGCACACCGAATTGTGAACCATTTTATGAAAGGTTTGAAAACAAGTTAGCAGGATGGGCGTGTACCTTTGATGTATTTATACAAAACGATATTAATATATGCAGTTAAAAGAAACACAGAAGGCTTTAAATACTTTTGCTAAATATGTAATACAACAGAGTAGAACTAATTTAACCAAAGGTAAAAAGAACGCTTCTAAAGAACTTTATAACAGTTTAGATTCTGATGTAAAGGTTTCTAAAAATAGTTTTCAATTAAGTTTCTTAATGGAAGAATATGGTGTGTTTCAAGACAAGGGTGTAAGTGGTAAAGAAAAGAAATACAATACACCTTTTAAATACACAAATAAAAAACCTCCTGCAAGTGCATTTAGTCAATGGGTTATAAGAAAAGGATTAAAAGGAACAAGAGATAAAAAAGGTAGGTTTGTAAGTAGAAAGGGTTTACAGTTTGCAATAGCTAATACTGTATTTAGAAAAGGAATTAAACCAAGTTTATTCTTTACAAAACCATTTGAGAAAGCATTTAAGAATCTACCAAAAGAGTTAGTAGAATCATTCGCTTTAGATGTAGAGCAATTAATAAAAACAACAGTAAACAATAAATAATGGCAATACAAGTAAGAAGTCCACATTTTGAAAGCATAAGCTACGCAAACGCATCTTATGGTATATTAAATATATATATATGGACTGGAGATAGAAATACTGATGTACCGACAAATTTTGAATACTCTATAAGAAAATCAGCAACTACACCTACAACTGGTAATCCGAGAGTAACATTTGAAACATCTGAATTAATAAGAGATTATTTGGATATTGAATTTGATGGTAATTATAGTGGTCAAGCAGTATGGGTTAGGTTTGATTTTGATGTTTATAATTCTTCTAATTCACCTATTGCTGGTTACGATTATACAATCATTGCGTTTGATGGTTATGAATATTTTGAAAACCCATATACACAATTTTCAAACCTAATGATTACAAATAGAAAATTATTTGTTTTAGAGGATAATACTTTTAGAGTACCAATAGATACATCTTCAAATAATCCAACGGTTACTTTCTTGAAAGATAATGAAATTGTAGGTACTACATCATTTACACCAAGTAACCAAAGTTCTGAACAGATAAGATACGTTTCTATTTATGGAAGTGATACTAACTGGGATTCGTTTAAAGAAAGAGTTTTAGAAGATGGTGGTATAGATTATGAATCTAATAAATGTTTAGAAGCATATTTCAATGATTACTCAATAGGAGCAGTAGATAAGATAATTATATCAAATACAAACCCCAATTCAAAAGATATAACAGTAGATGTAACTATTTTAGACGAATGTAAATACGAACCTAAAAAGGTAACGTTTGTAAATAAGTTTGGTGCTTTACAAGATATGTATTTCTTTAAGAAGTCAGTAGAAAAAATGAATGTAAAGAAAGAATCTTATAAGTCAAATATATTAAATAGTTCAAATGGTTATAGTTCAAGTAATCACGTTTACAGAGATTTTAATGTAGTAGGAAAAGAATCAATAACTTTAAGTAGTGGTTTTTTAAGTGAAGAATACAACGAAGTATTTAAACAAATGATGCTATCTGAAAAAGTATGGATTACTAACATAACAGAATCTGGAGAACAAGTTTTACCAATTAATGTTAAGACATCTAATATTAATTATAAGACATCTTTAAACGATAGGTTAGTAGAATACACAATAGAATTTGATAAATCATTTAATGTAATAAACGACATTCGATAGATGCAGAAAATACAATTATATATAGAGGGCCAAAGAGTTGATATGTTTGATGATGAAAGTGTATCAATAACGCAATCAATAAAGAACGTAAAAGATATTGATAAAGTATTTACGGACTTTACAAGAACCTTTAGTTTACCAGCAAGTAAAACAAATAATAAAATATTTAAGCATTATTATAATTTTGATATTGTTGGAGGTTTTGATGCAAGGATTAGAAAACCTTCAAATATAGAATTAAATACTTTACCATTTACAGAGGGGTTAATAAAGTTAGAAGGAGTTGATTTAAGAGATAATAAACCTCATACATATAAGATTACATTCTTTGGTAATACTGTTACCTTAAAAGATATTTTAGGAGATGATAAACTATCTGGTTTAAATAGTTTAACGAGTTTGAATCAAACGTATGATGCTACAAGTGTAAAAGATTCTTTACAAGATGACCCAACTGCGGAAGATATTATTGTTCCATTAATTACGCATACACAAAGATTAAGTTTTAATTCTCATAGTTCAGCAAATGACCCAGGGAATATAGCTTATGACCAAGGACATCCTCACGGAGTTTTATATACAGATTTAAAATATGCAATTCGTTTACATTCTATTATTGAAGCAATAGAAAGTAAATATACAGCTTTGTCTTTTAGTAATGATTTCTTTGTAAATACAAATGCACCTTATTATAATCTTTTTATGTGGTTGCATAGAAAGAAAGGAAGTGTTTTAGAAGAGGGTGCTTTGAGTGAAAAACTATTGACTGGTTTTTCTGATGATTCAGATAGTGGTACTTTTTCAACAATGTCAAACAATGCCTTATCATTATCTTACGTACCAGAACCGAATCAAATTGCACCTCCAAGTTTTACAATAATTAAAGTTAAAACAACTACACTTGCAACAGTTCTTCATAGAATATCAATTAGAAAAAATGGTATTGAAGTTGCTAATAGTGGAGATATTACAACATCTGGAATTACTGAAACAATTGTGCCTTTAGATAAAACCGAAGAAAATTCACTATATACAGTTTATATTGAAGGTAATCAAAATTTATTTTTTTCAAGTATTGATTTTGAAGTTCTTTACTATGAATATTTTGGGAATGTATCAAAAACTAAAACGTATTCTATTTCAAATTATACTTATATACCGATTGATGAGTTTGATATTACGCAACAAATACCAGATATTAAAGTAATTGATTTTTTAAGTGGGTTATTTAAAATGTTTAATCTTACTGCATTTGTTGAAAGAAATCAAACAGAAGTAACAGTTAAAACTTTAGATAGTTTTTATTCTAATCCTTCTGATGATTCTCCTTATGATATAACTAAATATGTAGATGTAAGTAAAAGTCAAGTAAATGTAGCTTTACCATATCGTAAAATTAACTTTAAACACGAAGACACAAAAACATTTTTAGCTGCAAAACATACTCAACTATTTGGAGAAACTTGGGGAGAATCACAATATGATAGTGGGCAAAAATTAGATGGTAGTATCTACAATGTAAAGACACCATTTGCTCAAATGAAATATGAAAGATTTATAGATGAAAATACTTCTTTAAAAACAACAGTACAATGGGGTTGGTTTGTAGATGACAATCAAGAATCTTATTTAGGAAAACCTTTGTTGTTTTATCCAATAAGAATAACAAGCGGGAATCAAATTGCTTTTCTGAATAACATTAATAGCCAAACACCTTTAACAACATACAACATACCTTCAAATAGTGTTGCTTTATCTTCTGCAACAAGTTCTTATAATATGAATTTTAACGCAGAACAAAATGAATGGGGTGCTTTAGATGGAGATACTGGTTTTACAAATTCATTATTTGAAGCATATTACAAGAACTACATAACAAGTGTATTTCAAGAAACAAATAGAATTACAAAAGTTACTGCTTATTTACCATTAAGAATATTACTTAATTATACGTTAGCAGATAGGTTTGTAATAGCTGGAAAGAGTTATAAAATAAACTCAATAAAAACTAATTTAAAAAATGGTAAATCTGATTTAGAATTACTCAACGATTTATGATAGAAAATATATTAGAATTATTAAAACACGCAAACGGAGAAACAGAAAATATCCGTATTGCACAAGGTAAGAATAAATTACCTATTAGTTTAAAAGATGGATATAAAGCATTAAAACAAGAAATAAAATGGCAGAAAAAGTAATAATTGATTTAGAAGCTAAAACTGGTAAAGCAGAGGCAAATATTCAAGATGTTGTTGATTCAATAAATGACTTAAATAAATCATTTGTTGAAGCAAATGAAAATACAGCTAAATCTTTAAAAGAAGTTGAGAAATCTTCAAGTAATTCCGCAAAAGGTATAAAACGAATTGGTAAAGCTATAAAAGTTGCTGGTATTGGATTATTAATTTCTGGACTTACTATGTTGAAAGAGGTATTTATGCAAAATCAAAAAGTTGCTGATTTTTTTAATACATCTTTTGAAGCCATCAGTATAGCTTTCAATGATTTTGTTGGTTTTATAGATGAAAATTTAGGTACAATAACTGGATTCTTTAAAGATATTTTTGAAAATCCAAGAGAGAAATTAGTTGAACTTGGAAGTGCTATAAAGCAAGGATTAATTGATAGATTTAATCAACTTTTAGAAGTATTTGGATTAGTCGGTAAATCTCTTGGTCAATTAATTAAAGGAGAGTTTAGTGCTGCATTTGATACTATAAAAGAAGCTGGTAAACAAACTGTTGATGTAGTTACTGGTGTTGATGATAGCTTTGAAGCAGTATCTGAAACGATAACAGAATACACTAAAAAAACAATTAAAGCTGCGAAGAGTAATGTAGAGTTAGCAAAATCTGCTGAAATAGCAGCAGTATTAAATCAAGGATTAGTTGAAAAGTATGACAGACAAGCAGAGCAATTAAGACAAATAAGAGATGATGAAAGTAAGAGTATCGAAGATAGGATAAAAGCAAATGAAGAACTTGCTTTAGTTTTAGATGAGCAAGAAAAGGCAATGAAAGAAAATGCTGCTATTGCAGTTGCATCTGCTAAAGCAGAATTAGATAAAAACAAAGAAAATATACAATTACAAAAAGCATATCAAGAAGCACTTAATGAACAAGCTGGTATTGAAGCACAAATAACTGGTTTTAGAAGTGAACAACAAACAAATACAAATTCTTTATTAAAGGAGCAAAAAGAAATAATGAATGAGATTGCTCTTTTTGGTAAATCTGAAAGAGATAAAGAAAGGTTAGAATTAAAACAACAATACGAAGCAAATAAACTTTTAATAGAAAAGGAAATTACTGATGATGCAGAAAAGAAAGAAAGATTACTTGCTTTACAAACTGACTTTAACACTAGGTTAAAAGAATTAAACGATGGTTTTTATCAAGAAGATGAAGATGCAAAACAAAAAAAATACTGATGAATCAAACAGAATAGCTAAACAACAAAAGGATTATAAAGAACAACAATACCAAAGTACATACGCAAATCTACAAACAATTTTAAGTGTAGGAGGAAAAAAATTAGAAAAAATTGGAAAGGCTTTAGCTATTGCAGATGTAATAAGAAGTTCTGTTAAATCTGTTTCTGAAACTGTTTCAGCTACTGGTGTTGCAAATGCTAAAGCCGTTGCTGCTTCTCCTCTTACTGGTGGGATGCCATTTGTTGCAATAAATACTATAAAAAGTGCTTTAAGTGTTGGAGCAACTATTGCAGGGGCTGCTAAAAGTATTCAATCTATAAAAGGAAATTCTAAAAACGTAAGTAATCCTCCTCCTTTACCTAATCCTGGCGGTGGCGGTGGCGGTGGTTCTGCTTCAATTCCTCCTGCATTTAATGTAGTAGGTGCAAGTGGAACAAATCAATTAGCAAGTGCAATAGGTGGGCAAACACAAAAACCTATTCAAGCATTTGTAGTTTCTAACGATGTTAGTACTGCACAAGAAATGGATAGAAATATTATTGAGGGTGCATCTATTGGATAAAAGACAAAATAAAAAAAATATAACTATATACAAATATGAATATAATTGAGTTAATATTAGATGAGGAAAATAATGAAATAGGGATAGAAGCAATTAGCGTTGTAGAGAATCCTGCTATTGAAGAAGATTTTATTGCCTTAAATAGTAACATTATAGAATTAGCAGAAGCAGATAAAGAAAAGAAACTACTTGTAGGTGCTTTATTAATACCAAACAAACCAATTTACAGAAAGAGCGGAGAAGAAGAATACTACATTTATTTTTCAAAAGATACTGTAAGAAAAGCATCTCAAATGTATTTGATGAATGGAAATCAAAGCAATGCTACTTTAGAACACGAACACGATATAAATGGTTTGACACTTGTTGAAAGTTGGATAGTTGAAGATGAGGTACACGACAAGACCAGGAAGTACGGAATGAATGTTCCAGTTGGTAGTTGGGTTGGTTCTGTTAAAGTAAACAATGATGAGGTTTGGAATGATTATGTAAAGAGTGGAAAGGTAAAAGGGTTTTCTATTGAAGGGTATTTTGCTGACAGAATGGAAAGACCAAAAGAACCAATAAACGACTTAAAAGAGGAATTAAGTAAAATAGAAGAAGCAGAAGCGGAGTTTATGTTATCTCAAATAAAGGCAGTTATCAAAAATGATAAAAGACTTAAAAAAGGTAAACGTACAGAAATGGAAAGTTTTTCTGACTATCCACAATCAGTAAGTAACAATGCAAAAAGAGGTATTGAATTAAATAAGAAAGTAAATAATAAATGCGCTACACAAGTTGGTAAAGTAAGAGCGCAACAATTAGCAGACAGAAAGCCAATAAGTATGGAAACAATTAAACGTATGTTTTCATATTTAAGTAGAGCAGAAGAATATTATAAAACTGGAGATACAGAGGCGTGTGGATATATATCATATTTATTATGGGGTGGTAAATCTGCAAAGACTTGGGCAGAATCTAAAATAAAACAAGATGATAAAAAAAAGTAATTCAACTCCAAGTAGTACAAGTCCAAGAGCAAGTAAAAGAGGTTGTTTATGTAAGGACAATACATATTCTAAAAAGTGTTGTGATGGTAGCTTACAAGCGCAAGGAATAGGCAAAACCTCAACGACAGTATAAACGAAAATACAAATTAATTTTTTTAATACTATATATTTATATGAAACCAAGTGAAATGTTAAATCAAGTAAAAACTCTTTTAGGAGTAGAAGTAAAACTTGAGCAAATGAAATTAGAAAACGGAACTGTTTTAGAAGCAGATAAATTTGAAGGTGGCAATGAAATCTTTATCGTAACAGAAGACCAGAGAGTTGCTTTACCAATCGGAGGATACGTTTTAGAAGATGGTCAAACTTTAGTAATCGAAGAAGAGGGTATTATCAAAGAGATAAAATCTGAAAACGAAGAAGCTAAAGAAGAAGAAGTAGAAGCAGAAGTTGTTGTAGAAGCAGAAGAAGAAGAAAAAGAAGAAATGGGTTACGCTACTAAAGAGGAACTTGCAGAGGTTAAATCTATGATTGAAGAAATCAAAGCAATGTTAGAACCTAAAGAAGAAATGAGTGAAGAACCTAAAGAGGAGTTAAAAGAGGAAGTAGAACTTTCAGAAGTTGCTCAAGAGGTTGTAAGCGAAGCAGTAAACGAAATACCAGAAGAAGTAAAACAAGAATTATCTGAACCTGCTGCTGAACCAATTAACACAAACGCAGAGGTTTCTAAAACACAAGTAAAATTCAATATAGCATCTAAAAGAAAGATGTCTACATTGGATAGAGTAATGAGTAAAATAAATAAACTTTAATAACAAATAAATTAAATAAAAATGAGTGTATCTTTAACAAACCCAACTTACGCAGGTGAATTTAGTGGCAAGTACATCGCTGCTGCATTATTATCTGCATCAACTTTAGATAGTGGTGCTATTTCAATTTTACCAAACGTAAAGTTTAAATCTGTTATCCAAAAAGGAGCAACTGATGACATCGTAAAAGATGCTTCTTGCGACTTTGTAACTAATCAAGGAACTTTAACTTTATCAGAAGCAATTTTGCAACCAGATGAATTTCAAGTAAATTTAGAATTATGTAAGAAAGACCTTCACGCATCTTGGGAAGCTGAACAAATGGGTTATTCTGCTCACGATAATTTAGCACCTTCATTTGCTGAATTTGTAATTGCTCACGTATCTGCTAAAGTAGCTGACAAAACAGAGAAAAATATCTGGAGTGGTGCAAGTGCAAATAGTGGAGAATTTGATGGATTTACTGCAAAATTAACTGCTGATTCAGATGTAATTGATGTAACTGGAACTACTGTAACTTCTGCAAACGTAATAAGTGAAATCGCTAAAGTGGTAGATGCTATTCCAACGGCAGTTTACGGACAAGAAGATTTAACTCTTTATGTTTCTTCAAATGTAGCAAGAGCATACATTAGAGCATTAGGAGGATTCGCTTCTGGTATTGGTGCAAATGGTTCTGATAACAAAGGAACTCAATGGTACAATGGTGGAGAATTATCTTTCGATGGTATCAACATCTTTGTTGCAAAAGGATTAGGAGACAACACTATTGTTGCAGCACAAAAATCAAACTTATATTTTGGAACTGGTATCTTAAACGACCAAAACGAAGTAAAAGTAATTGATATGAGCGACATCGATGGTTCTCAAAACGTAAGAGTAATAATGAGATTTACCGCAGGAGTACAACACGTATTTGGTGGAGATATCGTTCTTTATTCATAGTAATTAATTAATAATCATTAAAGAGGGGTAGGTTCTTGCCTATCCCTTTTTTATTTAAAACAATATAAAATATGGCTTGTTCATTATCAACTGGGCGTAAAGTACCTTGTAAATCAGCAGTAGGTGGTATAAAAACTATTTACTTTGCAGATTACGGAACTTTAGGAGCGCCTACAATAAGTGGGGGTGTAATAACATCATTTGCAGGAGACCCAACCTGGTTTCAATTTGATGTAAAAGGTGCATCATCTTTAGAAACTGCAATAAACTCATCAAGAGAAAACGGAACTACTTTTTACGAAAGTACCTTGACAATGGCTTTAACTTTTCAAGATAGCGCAACTCAAGAAGAATTAAAATTAATTGCACACGCAAGACCTCACGTAGTTATTGAAGATTACAACGGAAACTATTTTGTTGTAGGTTTAGAACACGGAGCAGAGGTAACCGGTGGAACAATTTCAACTGGTGCAGCAATGGGAGATTTAAGTGGATACAATTTAACGATAGTAGCACAAGAAACTGCACCTCCTTATTACACTGCTGGTTCATCAATTACTGCTGATGCATCTACTACCCAGATTAGTCCTAACTAATTAAATTTAACTTTATATTAAAGGGGTGTCTTAACGGATACCCTTTTTTTTATCTTAAAAGCTATGCTTTTTTATTAATACACACAAAAAATACTTTTTATTACTATATACTAATATGAAAGTATTAACTACAAGTACAGATGCGCAAACAATAAAAGTAATACCACGAGATTATGTAGGTACTGTTACTTTAAAATTAAGAGATGATAGTACTAATGAGGTTACTTCTGCAAGTGTAAATACTGTTACTGATAAAGATTATTTAAGCATTTCTTATGCGTTTAATCTAAAAGAGGGTAGGTATTATGATTTAACACTTTTAAATGGTTCTGATGTCATTTATTTAGATAAAGTATTTTGTACAGACCAAACAATTAACCAAGATACCAATGATTACTATTCAGTTAATAAAAACGAATACGTAACAAAAGAAGGTAATAATGATTATATAGTTTTATAATATGAATGATTTAAGAGTATTAAATTTATCGACTTACACAAGTCCTAAAATAAAGGAAACAAAGACAGATAATTTTGTTTCTTATGGAGAGGACAATAATTACTTTCAGTTTTTAATTGATAGGTATAACGGTAGCGCAACAAACAACGCTATTATAAACGGAATGTCAGAGATGATTTTCGGAAGGGGTTTAGATGCAACAGATAGCAATAGAAAACCAGAAGCGTATGCTCAAATGATTACATTATTTCACGATGATTGTGTAAGAAGATTGTCAAGTGATTTAAAACTAATGGGTCAATGTGCTATGCAAGTAATCTATTCTAAAGACAGAAAAACGATTGCAAGGGTTGAGCATATACCGGTACAAACATTACGAGCAGAAAAGTGTAATGAAAAAGGTGAAATAGAAGCGTATTATATGCACCCAGATTGGGAGAACTATAAAAAGAACGATACCTTACAAAGAATAGAAGCGTTTGGTTATGGTAAAGAACCAATACAAATATATTACGTAAAACCTTATAAGGCAGGATATAAATATTATTCTCCAGTAGATTATCAAGGTGGTTTACAATATGCAGAGTTAGAGGAAGAAATATCTAACTATCATATAAATAATATTATGAATGGATTAGCACCAAGTATGTTAATCAATTTCAATAACGGAACACCAGACCCAGAGCAAAGACAATTAATAGAAAATAGAATCTATCAGAAATTTAGCGGTAGTTCTAATAGTGGTAAGTTCATATTATCATTTAACGATGATGCAAATACTGCTGCGAGTATAGAACCAATACAATTAAGTGATGCACACAATCAATATCAATTCCTTTCTGATGAAAGTATGCGTAAGATTATGGTAGCACACCGAGTTGTTTCTCCTATGTTATTAGGTGTAAAGGATTCAAGTGGATTAGGTAACAACGCAGAAGAATTAAAAACTGCTTCTTTGTTAATGGATAACACAGTTATTAGACCATTTCAGACGCTTTTAATAAATGCCTTTGATGATATATTAGCTTACAATGATATTAGCTTAAACCTTTATTTTAAGACCTTACAACCTTTAGAATTTAAAAAGTTAGATAATGTAGTAGATGAGGAAACAAGAGAAGAAGAAACTGGTGTAAAGTTATCAAAAGAAATTGATTTTATAAGTGAATTTGGAGAAGAAGAAGATTTAGAAAATTGGGAGTTGATAGATGAAAGAAAGGTTGATTATGATGCTGAAGAAGAATTAAATGAAGAGTTGAATAAACTAAATAATCCTAAACTATCTATACTTTCTAAAATGTACAATTTTGTTACTACTGGAACTGCAAGACCAAACGCAAAGAGTAGTCAAGATGGAACAAATGAAGAAGGTTTACAGTTTAAAGTAAGATACCAATATGCACCTTTAACATTTAGTGATAATAGTAGAGATTTCTGCAAGAAAATGGTAAATGCTAAAAAGATATATCGTAAAGAAGATATTGATATGATGAGCCAAAAAGCAGTAAATCCTGGGTGGGGATTAAATGGTGCTAATACTTATGATATTTGGCTTTATAAAGGTGGTGGAGATTGTCATCACTTTTGGATGCGTAAAACTTACAAGGCAAAGAAAAAAAATCTAAAGCCAGATGTAGGTAATCCAAACGCAGAAATAAGCGTAAACAAGGCAAGAAAAGAGGGTTTTAAACCAGAGGTTAATGCAAAGGAAGTTGCAACAAGACCAACGGATATGCCAAATAATGGATTTGTAAATAAAAAAAGATAGATGGCAACAGCATTATTTATAAGTAGAACGGATTTAGTAAAGAATAGTATTCTTGATGGGAATGTAGATACTGACAAGTTTATACAATTTATTAAGATTGCACAACAGATAGATATACAGAATTATTTAGGAACTGATTTATACAATAAGATTAGTGCTGATATTATTGCAGATAATTTAAGCGGTAATTATTTATCTTTAGTTAATGATTATATTCAACCTATGTTGATTCATTACGCAATGATGCAGTATTTACCTTTTGCAGCGTATCAGATAAAAAACGGAGGTATAAGTAAACATACATCAGAGAACGCAGAGAGTGTTTCTAAAGATGAGGTTGATTATTTAGTAAATAAAGAAAGAAACTTTGCAGAGTACTATACAAGAAGATTTATAGATTATATTAGTTTTCACGAAGATAGTTTTCCAGAATACAACAGTAATACAAACGAGGATATAAGTCCAGATACTAACGATTTATTTAATGGATGGGTTTTATAATGAGAGCAACATACAAACCAAAAGAAACAAACATTGTTAAATTAAAGAAGTATTTAACTAAAAAAAGAGAAAAATGGCAAACGAAATATACGATAGTACTTGGTGGGGTAACACAATACAAACTGCATCTTCAATAGGTACATCTACTGAAATGATACAAGGTCAGTTTAATATGGATGATAGGCAAGAAGTTGAAGCAGTAAAATGTTTAGCAGATGCAATTCATAGAATAGGAATACAAGATATACAAAATTAAAAACAATGGCAAAACCAAAATTAGCATTAATACCAGCTGCACAAGGAAGCAAGTTTTATTCTGTACTACCATCAAGTGGTGTAGGGGATTTTACATTTTCACGTAGTGGTTCAGCAACGAGAATAAACTCACAAGGACTGATTGAAACAGTTGGAAACGGAGTATCAAGATTAAACTATCCTTTGATTGATGGTAAGGTTGTAGGATGTCCACATCATATATTAGAACCACAGAGAACTAATTTACTTACTGAATCACAATCATTTAGTAATTGGCAAAAATCCGCTACTAACATAATAGCAAGTGATGTTATTTCGCCAAGTGGACAAAGCGATGCTAAAAAAATAATCACAAATAACGCAACTAATCAAGCGTATGCTAATTTTACTGCAACAGTTACAAGTGGTGCAACTTATACATTTTCTGTTTTTGCTAAAAAAGGAGAAGTAAGATTTATCTGTCTTGTAGGTTTAAATCCAGTTACTTTTAGTTATTTTGATTTAGAATTAGGATTAAAAGGGACAAGCACTGTAACAAGTAGAATGGAAGATTATGGTAATGGATGGTATAGGTGTTCTGCAACTTTTACAGCAAGTACAACGTCTAAATTTTGTGGTATTTATTTAACACCAGCCGACAATAGTTTAACGGCTTCAAGTATTCCTAACGGAAATGGAAACTATATATTTGGAGCATCTTTAGAACAAGGCTCATTTCCAACAAGCTATATCCCAACCAACGGAGGTACAGTAACTCGTTCAGCAGAAACTGCTAATGGTTCTGGAGATGCTTCTACGTTTAACGATTCAGAGGGAGTTTTGATGGCAGAGATAAGTGCTTTTAAAAATACAGATATTTCAAATAGGTTTATATCTATATTAAATGGTACAGATATAAACAATGGTTTTTATATGTTCTATGGTGGTGATATAAATAGAATAAGATTTCAATACAAAACATCTTCTGGTGACTTTAATTTTATTACTACTAATTATAATACTGAAGATAATAATAAAATAGCTTTTAAATATAAATCAAATGATATATCTGTATGGATTAATGGTATTGAAGTTAAAAAAGACACAACAATTTCAAGCACACCAACTGGTTTGAATAATCTTTTGATAGGGCGGGAAATGAAGATTTCTACGGAAACACTAAACAAATACAATACTACGATTCAGCATTAACAGATAGCGAATTAGAAGCATTAACAACAATATAAATTATATACAATGAGAATTTCAAAATACGAGTTTAACAGTAAAGAACAAGCACAAGAAAAGATTGATGCTTTAGGTACTGCAACAGATGAAAACGGAAACGAATATCCAACTCACAAAAGTACTATTGTACAATTAGGTAACATCGTTTTAGAACAAGGCAAATACGATGAAGAAGGAGAAGAAGTTACTGCTCCAGTATTATCTGACAAATGGCATTTAGATGTTGCTTGGGATGATGCAGAAATCACATCAGAAGATGGAGAAGTAGACCATCCTTATGGTTGGAAATCTTATGCAGTAGATATTGAGGGTAATGGAGTTCATTCTTTCTTTGGGTTAAGCTATGATTCATTAAAATTGTAAAAAGTGGATATGCAAGACCTAAAATTAGCGTTCATAAATTTCCTTACTTTTACAGTAAGTTTCTCTGATGCAGAGCAATGGCTAAAATTAACGCTTTTAGTGGTGTCTATTGCATATACAGTTCTAAAGATTATTAACATAAAAAAGAAGAGTGAGTAAATATTTTAAAGACAAAGAAGAGAATATGAATGTAGACTTTCTTGCTAAATTAGATGAGGCAAGAGAATACGCTAATATACCTTTTATTATTAATTCTGCTTATAGAAGTCCAGAACATCCGTTATCAATTAAAAACCCTTCATCAAGCCATATTAAAGGTTTAGCAGTAGATATAAGTGCAAAGGATAGTAGAACTCGTTTTTTAATATTAGATGCTTTATTAGCAGTTGGATTTAATCGTATAGGAATAGCAGATACATTTATTCACGTTGATTTAGATTTAGATAAATCACAGAATGTAATTTGGACATATTAAGAGGATTATTTCATTCAGTTATGTTTATTATGGGAGCAATCATAAGAACAGATTGTGTGAAATATCCAAAGCTATTAGTATTATGTACTTGGTTTGTTCATTTAATTTATATCATATCGGGTATAATTTTTAGGTAATTGGGTAATATTATATCATATCGGGTATAATTAAATTTTATAACAAGGGTAGTAATTACCTGCGTATTTTAAACAAGAGTAAATTATGGAAATAAACTTAATTTTATTAGTGCCAGATGCAATGATTATTGGTTGGCAATATCATAAACCGGAGAAGGGTTTTGATTTTTCAGAACTTAACTTATATTTATTTTTCGGACAATTACAAATAAGATGGGCAAAAGATGAATAAGATTTTTAAATGGTTTACCGGTGGTTTAGTTAAAGAAATAGGTAATGTTATTGATAAACTATTTACTACCGAAGAAGAACGCTTAAAAGCCAAGAATGAGATATTCAAGGTACTACAAGAACAACAATTAGAATTACAGAAACTACAAACAGAAATAATTGTTACAGAAGCAAAAGGTAATTGGTTGCAAAGAAGTTGGAGACCAATACTAATGTTAGCATTTGGATTTATAGTTATTTATGTAAAATTTATAGCACCTTTATTTAGTTTACCTATTCCTCCTTTAGAAGATGAGTTTTGGAACTTATTACAGTTAGGTATTGGAGGTTATGTAGTTGGTAGAAGTGTTGAGAAAGTAGCAGGAAACATAACTATAAATAAATAGATTGTACATCAAATTATACATAAAGTAAATAAATGTATAAATAAATATACAGAAC